ACGGTAAACCTTGCGCCAGTCTTTTATATTCTCATCAGCGCAAAAATCACATATTGCTGACATCTCATCACCGCAAAAATCTCTAGTGTTGAGAATTAGCTCCACAGCATCATTTATTTGATTTTCTGAAATGTACATAAATTCCTCCAGTAGTTAGGTAATGACTAGCAAAATGCTAATCTGATAAGCGCCTATTCCTAAGCGCTTACCAGGTAGCACTACGCTACTGCCTGGTTAGTAATGCAGTCTAACCCGTTGATATAATCAGCGGCTTTTTGAGCTAAAGCGCTGGCGTTAAATATCGCCTTATTATCGTTTTTAAGGCATTGCAACCAGTTGCCAATATAATCAGCGTGCTGTAGATCGCCCTGGATACCATAATCAGCGCATAAAAATGCCGCTCCCATTTCCGCTACTAATTCTTCGAAAGCGTAGGCAGTATCAGCAAAGCGCTTGCCCTTAGTACGATCTAAACGATGTGGCGCACCGCTCCAGTGAGTGAGTTCGTGCAATGCTGTAGCGTAGTAGTGATTTTCAGAGATAAAAGTATTTTTTTCAGGTAGCGTGATGCTATCAGTAGAAGGGCGATAAAAGGCACGCCCTCCGCCATGAGAGATTTGAGCGCCAGTTTTAGCAATGCGATCCTCCAGGGCAGGGATCGGGTTAAAATCAGGTAATTGTGGCGCTGGTTTCTCATACTCAATACCTTCTACTTGATCAATATTGAAAACATAGTACGCTTTTAGCATTGCGTAGGTGCTATTTTCAGGGTTAGGATCATTCTCTTTTATTTCCTTTTTTGCTACTTGGGAATAGAAAACGATTTGAGTACCTCGCTCGCCCTTTTTAACAGTAGCGCCTAAATCTTGCCATTGTTTAAAACTTGCCCACACTGGTGAGCTGTAACCGCTCATGCCTAAGATCAAGCGATTAACGCCCTGATACTCTTTTTTACTGATAGCGTTACGATCCGCTCCGGTAGATCCCGCTTGCCAGGGTTTGATCCAGGGCGCAATGCCTTGCTCTAGTTTAGCGATGATGTTATTAGTAACGCTGTCATATACGCTGATACGGTTTGATGATGTAGTCATGATGTTTTGTCCTAGTTAGGTTAGGTTTGATCTTCAATGATTTCGATTACTTGACCTTCAAAGGCTTTAGCAGCCCTTTCGGCATGTTTAAAAGTAAAAAAATAGTCAATGTATTTGCCGTCAACTATTAAACGATAGACAGTAGATTTATTCATTGTTTGCTCCAATAGTTAGGTTTAAGGTTTACTGCTTGATAGTGTTTTTAATGTCGCCATTAAATTTAGCGATCTCATTTTGCAATTGATCGTGAGTGTAGATCTTATTGATTTTCTTACCAGATCCAAATGAGTGAGTGACGGTAAACTTACCGTCTTTTCTGATTGATTTGATGTGCAGCACATGNCCGCTGATGTGNCCGTCACTCTCTGTAGTGAAATTACCGTAAGTTGTTTGCATAGTGTATAGCTCCTAGTTAGGTTTTAATCATATAGTCATATAGACTATATACTGATTATAACGGTAATAATCTAATAATGTTTACAATTATTTAGTAAGTATTTTCCCTTAGTTGCATAAATGATACAGTGATAGCTATAATAGATATATATACAATCTTCTATAGTCTATATAGATCTATTAGCTATCTTCTATAGATCTTATAGGTACTTAGTAGATATATGTATAGATAAGAGAGTATGAGAAAAGAATGGCTTAGGGGTTTGCTCTTTTCTCGCTCTTGAGAAAACAGAAAAGGGTATAGCACTGTCATAACCGTTAAATCTACCCTAAACATATATCTATAGACTTAAATTGGCGCTCTAGACTAGATCAAGATAGATCTATGCAAGAACAGACCAAGTGAATGGGTTTGGGTTCGGTTGGGTGCGTACCCCATTCGCATCTTCCCCCAAAAAAAATTACAGTTTTTCTAGGACTGTCGTGTTCTTCGATAGGTAAGGTTTAGCTGCGGTGGTGTAGATACAGCGTGTTAAAACGCTGTCTTGGTTATAAATGTTGTGCGTAGTCCACATTGGACCAGTATCCACACCTAAGATGTTGTCCACATAAAGTGACAGATTTCCGATGTCGGTGACCGTCATTTTGCGCTCTAAAGTACTCTCACACACCCCTGTAGGGTAGGTTGTAATGACTTTTAAGCCCTGATTTGCAAGTTCTTTAGCCTTGTCTATAAACCACGCCTGGTTGTAGGTGGGAAGCTGCCCAGATTGGGGAGGGCTGTTTACTATCAGCCAGTCAAAATGGGGGTACTCCCTTGCTTTTAAGGCGGGGTACTCAAAGAGTAAATCTTCCCTACAAGCTATAGGCGAGGAAAGCTCCAACAGGTCGGATAGCTTATCAAACCAAGCTAGGTGAAATTTCACCCAATCATCACGGTCAGGATGGTTATGAAAATAGTTTTCCCTCCCTATCCAAGCGTTAACACTATCGGGTGGGATCGACAGATCTGCAAGCCCTATAGAAACATCTTCACAAAGGGGTTGTAGTTGGCTGTGATACTGGGGGTGACAGTAGTGGGTGAAGTCTAGTTGGGGTTCTTGTTCACAGACCTTACGCAAGTAATTGAGATGAATAAGGTTATCGCCTAGATGATATTCGTTGTATGTGTGTATCATGATAGTGTATGATGATGGAAGATATAAGGAGAATAGCATGAGTATTGAAATTGATAAAAATATTCCGATACCCCCTGAGAAAAAGCGCAATGTGTACCCATATAAGGTGATGGAAGTCGGAGAATCATTCTTTGTGCCAACGGGGAAGCTACAAATTGTCTGTAACGCAAACTACAGAACAGGCAAACAATTAGGTCGTAAATTTATTGCTAGAAAAGACGGGGAAGGGGTACGAGTATGGAGAACGGAATGAATGGCAATAATGTAATGTCGGTAGCTCAGTACATTGAGAAAGCCGATGACCAAGCCAAGAAGATGTATATGCAACGGATTTGGGCTATGGAAAAGGATCAAATTTTTCATGAGCTGATGCGAGTTCATGCCAAGTCATCAGAGTTGTTAATGCAAGCCGAAAGCGAGATTGCTTACCTCAAGTCCTTGTTAGATGGACCAGAGGATGGCGATGCAAGACATTGAGCGTTTAACTCAAGAAAGGTTGATGTACAAAACCGAGATGATGAGAGCGCTCTCTTGCAGGACTAAAAAGCAAAAGATTGCTCTTGCCAGTGAATGGAAAGAACGATTTAGTGAGATGACCTACAAAGCCTTGATTGACCTAGCCAAGAATCACAGTGCTAGGCTTAAGGTGGCGTATTGGGATATTCCTAATTTTGAAATCAAAAAACTAGGTAAACACAATTGAAAACCGCAGCCGTAGTGACCGTGACCAACGGAAAGCGCCCTTGGGAGTTATCTAACTGCATTGCCAGCGTGAAAGCACAGACTTACCCAGTAGTGCATTACATTGTTTGCGATGAAGGTTTTAATCAGTACGCAGAGCTAAGAAGGCTATACCCAGAATTAAGAATCTGCTATTGGGATAATTTTGTCGGTGGCAAGGATGTAGAAGGTCGCAGACTGTACGCAGCTTCCGCACTCCTAGTGAACGAGGATGTCACTTTCTTTTGCAATGACGATGATTGGTACAAGCCAAATCATGTGCAATCCATCATGTCTAAGATTGATGAAGGCTACGATTGGGCATACTGCCTAAGATCCGTTTATGACAAGGATGGCGCTTATCTTTTTGATGATGACTGCGAAGCCCTAGGAGAGCTACACGACTGTTGGCAAGCCCAAGGTCACCGCTTTGTAGATTGGTGTATGTGGGGTATGAAAACTGAGAACCTCAAAATGATTGCTAGTGTCTTAGCACAGCCAGGGTGGGGTGGAGATCGTAAGTTTTATGCCACTGCAAAACAAGTATTTCCAAAGTTCACTTGGTCAGGGGAGCGTACCTTTTGCTTTCGACTAGGTGGTAACGAATATTCTGTTGATCGTGGATTTTTTGAAAAAGGCAACTATACGATGTTGCGAAAATACGACAACAAATTACCTTGGGTAACCCATGAGTAAATTTAATCTTCAACATTTTTACTACTTTTGTAAGCAGCTCAAGATTGAAACCAAAGAGCAAGGCTTACGGAAGATGGACAACCTCTTAGGTACTCAAACCTATGTCATGCAAGAAATCACAAAGGGATTGCAAGAAGATTGCCATTTCTTTGTAATCCTGAAAGGAAGGCAACTTGGAATCACAACAATCTCCCTCGCACTTGACCTCTATTGGCACTTCATGCACCCAGGGCTTCAAGGCACACTCACAACAGATACGGAAGAAAATCGGGATATGTTCCGAACAACCCTTGCCATGTATATGGATGGTTTGCCCAAAGAGTTTAAGATCCCGATCCTTGCTCACAACCGAAATCAGCTTTCCCTCAAGAACCGCAGCCGTATCTTTTATCAAGTCGCTGGGCTTAGAGCGAAAGGAAGTCTTGGTCGTGGTAAGGCTATTACATACCTACATGGAACGGAAACCAGTTCATGGGGAGATGAAGAAGGACTAGCTTCTCTCTTGGCTTCCTTGGCTGAAACCAACCCTGACCGTCTATACACTTTTGAGAGTACGGCACGGGGGTTCAATATGTTTCACGATATGTACACCACTGCCAAGCGTGCTAGAACTCAGCGTGCTATCTTTTGTGGCTGGTGGCGTAACGAGCTGTATTCCCTTGATCCTGAAGGACAAACCTACAAAGTCTATTGGGATGGCAAACTCACTGGTGAAGAAAAAGAGTGGGTGCGTGATATTAAAAAGCTGTATGGCGTAGAGATCAATTCTCGCCAGATAGCGTGGTGGCGTTGGAAGATGCTTGAGGGCATTAAAGATGATTCCCTCATGTATCAGGAGTTTCCTCCTACCGAGGACTACGCCTTTGTGATGACAGGTACTTCTTTCTTCTCTAATGCGAGGTGTACGGATGCCGTTAAAAAACTCAAGAAAGTTCCTTACCAATCCTATAGATATTCTTTTGGAGTTAACTTTCACGATACGGAAGTCCTCAAATCCACNGAGCGCCTTGCCACGCTCAAGGTTTGGGAAGAACCTGTGGATACTGCTTACTATGTTATCGGTGCTGATCCTGCTTANGGATCTAGCGATTGGGCAGACCGATTCTGTATTCAAGTCCTTCGTGTCTATGCTGACGGATTGGAGCAAGTAGCATCGTTTGCTACCTCAGAATTAAACACTTACCAGTTTGCTTGGGTGATTGCTCACTTAGCTGGTGCTTATAAAAACTCTACTTTGAACCTTGAAATCAATGGTCCAGGGCAAGCTGTCATCAATGAATTGCGTAATTTGAAACGCCAAGCTGCTGCAATGGGTACAGCGTTGGGCAAAGACCTTATGGATGTGTACGGCAATATGCAAAACTATATCTGGCGTAGGAACGACACCATTGGCGGATTGTCTAATTCCATTGGATGGATGACAACGGCAGCGACTAAAGAGCGTATGTTGACCTACATGAAGGATTATTTTGAGCGTGGGATGCTAGACATCTGGGATATGGACACCATCGAGGAGATGAAAACCACTATCCGTGATGGCAGTTCTATTGAAGCATCAGGGCGCAACAAGGATGATCGGGTGATTGCTACTGCCCTAGCTTGCGCTGCTTATGCTGAACAAGTGCAACCAAGGCTAATAGCCCAAAAGCTAACTAAGCGAGTATCCCGTGTACAGGATGATTTCACTCCTGAACAGCTTACTGTAGGGCGTAATGTCAGTGATTATTTGAAAAGAATAGGCGTTTATGGCGATTCCAACGG